ACTAGATTAACTTTGCGCCCAAGAAGGTACTGCACCAGTTGGTTGCGGACTTGCCGCTTGTGGTGCTGTGTTGGCAACAGGCGCTGAACCCTGCTGTGCCACTCCTTGAGTAAAGAACTCTCTATTATCGGGTGTTAGTGCCGCCATAAGCTGATTGCTATCGGCGTAACCATTAGTACCCTTCTTGATACCAATTTTTGCACAAATCTCCAATGTATTCAAGTCTGCCATACCTGTAATGTTTCGGTTTTGCTGTGCTTGTGGTGTCATGTCAGATGGTAAGATACCTCTAGCACTCTCAACAATACTCTTCAATGTTCGTAAACCGATTTCTTTTGCTAATGGCATACCACTTTGACCTAGCTTATCGCCATCAACGAATACGCTGTGCCAAAACTTTCTGCGGTCATACTCACCACCAATAATAGTGAACTCAAGGTTCATCCATTTTGCAGATGTACTTGCAGACTTCTTAAACCAAGCACCTTGTCCAAACTCAGGGATTTCCATATCTCCCGGCTGTACTAATACGATTGCTCGAACCACTGCTCCCTTTGGGATTAATGTGAATTCTTGGTTTTGTGGGTTGTCGTCCTGTGGAACGTTATTTAAATTAAGCATTACGCTTCTCCTTCGCTAGTGTTTTGTGTTGTTGGATCGACAAAGATCAAATCTTTATCAGTTTTATGACCACCGCTACTCATTTTTTCCATGAGTTTTCCTAAGTGTGGCTCTTCAATTGTGTCAAGCCTACCAGAGCGATCCTTCGCAGGATAGCCCCATTCATTTAAAGGCTGACATACAAATGCACGATACTGTCCATGATCACCTGTCAAGATAGACATAGTGATAACTTCGTCAACAATTCCGGGCAATTCTCTACCAGTTTTACTACCTTCAATCTGAAGGCTATACTGTTTTCTTCCGTAATCATCTGTGACTTCATCAAGAATACCTACAAACACAACGTTCTTAGAGCGAATGTGTTGTATGTGAGTAAGCCAAGACATCATTTCACGACCATGTAAACCATACGCGGCTCGTGTATCTAATTTACCAGAGCGATCAGAACGAACTTCTGGTTGCTGTAAGCACCATTGAAAGCAAAGACGACCTGCAACAGTAATCGAATCTACAAATAGAGTGTCATACTTCTGCCAAACGTCAGCGCCATCGCCATACATCTGCTCAACATAGTTATAATGTGATTCGCTGTAAGGCTGATCTTCTGCTAATGATGGGTTAGGACCACCTAAGAAACACGCTAAATCACGGCATTCTGCCCAAGTTCGCGGACGAACAACATCAATAGCGCAACCTTCAATAGCTGCATCCCCTGCTTCTAAATCCATAAACAATGTTGTGTTAGGATTAAGTGTACGAGCAAGTGTAGTTTTACCTACACCGCTTGCACCACATACTACGATCTTGTGACCCTTCTTTTCGGCAAGTCTCTGATCGGCTGTAATAATTTGTAAAGCCATATTATGTATCCAATTCTACTGTGAAGCGACCAACTTCTGTTGTGCGGCATTCTTCAAGAACGCTTCTGATTGCAGGTGGAGCGTTTGTAAATTTACGCTCTTCTACGGCAAAGGTCAGCTTACCATAGTGCCTTGCGTCTTCATCAGACAAAGTGCCTAATGCTTCACGCAAAGAATCTTGATCCCAAGATACTTTTTTAGTGACAACTGCTTTTATCTTACGATTGCCATCTACTATACTTGTAGTGCCAAAATCTTTGCCTTCAGCGTTTAATGCGGCTGTGGCGCGAGATAAGTAAGTGTCTTTTAAATTTTGCTCAACGTCCTTCAAATCACCACGCAACTTATCTATAGCTGCCTTTAGTTCATTTCGGAGTTCGAATAATTCACGACCTTGCATGTCGAATCCTTTCTGCTTGTTACTAGAGTCCCAACTATAAGCATATAGCATGGGTTAGTGTCAAGAAGTTTTTTTCGACAATAGAATATCTATACCTAAACAGGCTTTCATAAGCTTCTTTTTTAGCTTAAATTCTGGCGTTTCAACGCCTTTAGCGTCATCAACAATGTAATGCCATACACCGTCTTTGTCTTCTCGCTCGTAGCAGAAATCAGCAATGTAGGCACATATCTTTTGGTCATTAACCATCAAGTTAAATCGAACCTGCAACTCTAAATCTCTTATAGTTCCTGCGCGTTCTAATGACTTTAAGTAAAGGTATCGCTCACCTTCCCATTTGGAATCAAACTTAATACCTTGTATGGTAACTTTTTTATTTCCATATTTGGGTCTTGACCCACGCCGCTTGGGATTATATACATTAGGGAAAGTCATTTATGGGAAGGAACCTCCATGCCAAACCCCGGAAAATATAAGTCCGTAGGTGTTTCTATTGAAGCATACGATAAACTGGTTATCATTGCTGAAAGCGAAGATCGCGCTATTGGGCGACAACTTGCGCGTATGATAGATGAAACATTCGAACAAATTAATGCTCGTGTCAATACCAAGCGACAAGTGCCAAATAGTTTTGGAACAGTTGGTTTAGGTGGTCTGTCTTCAGTCTCCGTTATAGAAGACTAAAGAAGATCAGCATTACCTAAGCCACCTAACAAAGTAGCTGCCGCCGCAGGGCTTTGTCTTGCGCGCTCTCTAACTGAAGGTGTCTGCATAGGAGAAACAGCTTCTGGATTGTAAAATGATCTATCTAAAGGTGTTACTTCTGGTATTTGTATACCTTGTGATCTTACTGATGGCGTAGCGGGTTCAGAAACTATTTGATTTTGAAGATCGCTTATTAAATTAGAAGCGTTATCTCTTGTAGAAGAAACAGCATTTACAGTCTCTCTAGCTCCAGTTTGTTTTGCAAAAGATTTTATTGTTTGGTTCATTACATTTAAGAACACTTGCATTTTTCCTTCAGGAGTTTTAACCTTTGCAGCTTCTTTTCCGTATTTAGCCGCAAACGATTTATACATAGCTTCATTTGAAAGAACTTTACCTATTAGAAGAAATCTTCCAATTCTTCCTATATTTTGAAAAGGGTTAGCCGCAATGTTAGCCGCTACAAGATCACCACCTTGAGCAGATTTACCAAGAACGCTCATAATTCTACCAAATTTATAAATGTCTTTAGCTTGATCTGCGCTAAATAATTCGTCTAAGGTGCCTGTTTTTTTAGCAGCATCAAATCTTTTAGCTAAAAGCTTGAATGAGTCTTTGTTTGTTAAAAATGTTTCTTCAAAATCACCTATAAGATTACTCATATAATAACTTCTTAGATTTTCTACTTGAGCAGGATCATCATTAAAGAATTCTTTTAACTTTTTAACTTCTGGGCCACGCATAGCAGGATTAGAAATTAAATCTGCTGCCTCTTCTGCGCTTAAAGTGCCGCTTCGTATTTTTGCATTTACAGAAGTTTTCTTAAATAAAGCTTCTTTTTGCATAGCTGTTTGAACTTCTTTCAACAAGCTTATTCCAGCGTCATCAGCACCAGCTTTTGCAAACCCCTCAATTACACTTTGGTTTACGTTAGTTAAAGAAAGTGCATCTAGTTGATCTGCGAGTTTCTTTATTCCTGCTGCTTCTTTTCCGAACAATTCATCGGCTGTAGAGCCAAGTTTATCTAATTTATTTTTAAATACGCTGCCACTAAACTTTCTTTTAGCACCTTCTCCAACTCCAGATTCATTTAAAGTTCTTCTTAACCACTCACCAGCAGCTCTAGTTCTTATAGGTTCATAAACATCAGAACCTAAAACTTTTCGTGTGTCTTTTAAAAGCTTTGCGTTGTCGTCTCTAATTAAAGATTTAAACTTACCTGCTGGGTTTAAATCTGATCCGCCTTTTACGGCTCTTGAAAGTTCTTTCATGCTTGCGGCTTGAGAAACAAGCTCAAACTTATCCATGCCTTTTTTAAAAAATGAACTTGCTTCCTTTAACTCTTTAGAAGCTAATTTCATTGATTTTTTTTGTGCGTCACTAATAGATTGAGACTCAACTCTACGCCGGGCAAAAGCATTTCCAAGACCTTTAATGGTTATCCTGTTGTCTAACTTTCCAAGAAATTTATCTTTTAAAGCTCTAACGCTATCAGAGCCATAATTTCCCATCCATGTATCATTTAATGATTTTCTAGCATTATATATTTGTGCAAACGAAGCATTATCACCTAAGTTAATAATGTCATTTAAAGCGTTACTAACTTTTCCTAAGTTACCAGAATTCGCGCCAACTAATTTATCAAGCTCCCTTTGAGCGTCTGCAACTAAATTTTTTGTTGAAAAGATTTGAGCATCACCTGTAGCACTTTCTACGAGGTTGTTTATATTTTGATATTTAACTCTTGCAGTATCGTCAAAAGCTTTAAATGCGTTTTGAAAAGAAGTTTGTATTGCTGAATCTAATTCGCCATCTTTAACTGCGGCTTTACCCATTTGATTAGCTATGTCATCCATATGTCTCAATAAACCATTAGATGTTTTAGAAACTTGTTTAAGAAGAGAGTCATCACCAGCTTTTACTGCATTGCTTAATACATCTGCTGTTCGAATTACATCTACAGTTCCATCACTTCCTAAAACTCTTAAATTTGCCAAGTCTTCCATAATTTTTGCGTTGTTATTAGCTAATCTATTAGTCGAACCTAATACTTTTTCACTAATTGCTTGCTGTCTTGATATAATTGAGTTTGCGCCAATAGTGCTTAAAGAAGGCAAGTACCCTTCATCTATAGCTAATGCAGCATCTTTTATTTCACCTTGTGAAAGCTTTTTGCCAACTCCGCTACGACCAACAGCCATGTTAAAGGCTTTGGCTACACCTGCAAATATACCTTCACCGGCGGCGGCTAAAGCACCTTCAATAGCAGCATCTTTAGTGACTTCGCCAAGTGTTTGTTCTTGTGTGCCTCTTAACGTTTCTACGCCTTCTTCAAGTAATTTACCACCACCAGCACCAGCAAATGCACCAATCATTGCACCAAGAACAGGAATAGGAATTGCGGCTTGACCAGCAATAGCACCAGCAACACCACCAACTATTTCTTCACCAGCAACACCAACAAAATCTTGCAAGTCAGCTAAACTAAAGCCACTTTCATCAATCATAATTGGCTTATCAGTTTTAATATCCAATAAAAGAGCGCCTTGTGGCGTTAAAGCAAGATTGCCACGACTATCACGAATGTAATCGCCTTCTTGAAAACCATATCGACCAAGTACATTTTCTTCTTCTTTAGAATTTTCTGCCCCTGACAATTGACGCCTTAAAGCTGAATTTTTAATGCCTGTTTCAGTGTCAAACTGATTAGAGTCAGATTGTGATTCTACTCTATTCGAGTCAACCATTTCTTCAAAAGATTGAGATGGCTTCACGCTTTCAAAATACAAAGATTTCATAGCATCATCGCCAGATATATCTCCATCTAAAGCTTTAAGGATGTTTAATTCTTGACTTTTGCTAAGATTACCTTGATCAAGCATTCTTAGAAAAGTTAGTTCTTGTTGCTTGTTCATTTATTTATTTCCTTGAGCTGGAGCGCGGGCTTTTCGACGTTTTAAAAGCTCCGCCTCATCCTCATCTGACCATTCTCCATCGTTGTATAAGTCAGAATAATCTTCACGAGTGTATCCGTCCAGTGTTTGAAGAGCGCCCATAATATCATTGCGTTTTTTTACAATAATTTTAGTTCTAAACTCTCTAAGTTTAGCCGCAATTAATTCTGGGTTATCTCCACTTATTGTCTTTAACTGACCTATTAAAAGTTCAACCCTGTCTCTATCAGAGTCTGAAAGAGTCTTTCCAGACTCTCCTAATATTTCAGCAGCATTTTCTGTAGAAAGTTTGCTTAAAAAGAACTTTAATTGATCAGTTGGAGTGTTACCTTTAACATCAAACCCAAGTTTACTTGCGGCACCTTTAGCCCAATTTGCAAGCATTTCTGGAGTGGTAGCCGATCCGCCTTCCGCAAGAGCAACGGCTTTTGCTAATTTTTCATCTTCAATGTTTAAATACTTTAAATTTGATATTAACTCTCTATAAATAGGATCACCAGCTTTATTACCACCCGCAAGTTTTCCATAATTAGGTCTATCACTTTCTTTAAGGTTGGGATTTACATCAAATGTTTGAAACGTAAATATCGGGTCAGCGCCTTTACCCAATAGACTAATTGGAGTTTTTGTTTTTCCAAAAAAATCTTTGGCTTCAGGACCATCTAATGCTTTTTTTGCAATTTCTGTATAGCTTGAAGCAGATATTATTTCATAGTTTTCATCAAATTCTGGATTTGTAGTTAAAGCGTTTAGTTCAAACACATTTAAACGCTGACTTTTTGCTTTATCCATATTTTTAATAAAACCGCCAACACCCTCACCTTTAGGCATAACATAATATTGAGTTCTGTTCATTGCCTTTTCTGCGGCTGCTTTTCTCTTGGATTCATC